CTTCAAGTAAAAATGAATTTGTTTTAAATGGAATTATTAATGTTAAAAAAATGCAATTTATGAATTCAAAAGCATTAATAAGCAAGTTTAATAAAAAAGCATTTATAGGTAAATGTCAAAATTGTTTAGAAATGTGTGGATTAAATGTAAAATAAATTAGGATATTAAAAAACAATTTACTATCTTTGTTAACGTTGTGTAGGAGCAACTATTTAATCACATTACTTAAAAGCCTCATTGATGCGGAACTCCTACTCCAATTCTTTGGGGTTTTTGCTTTTAAAAATATGGCTGAAAATAAAAAATCATTTGTTTTATATTGTGATTTAATTCACACTATTGAAAAACTACCAGACGATAAAGCTGGATTACTATTTAAACATTTACTTCGTTATGTAAATGACCAAAATCCTATAACTGATGATTTATTAGTTGAAATTGCATTCGAACCAATTAGGCATCAACTTAAAAGAGATTTATCAAAATGGGACACTAAAATTGACAAACTTACTGAACAAGGGCGTTTAGGTGGCATAAAGAGTGGCGAAGCTAGAGCTTTAAAAAAGAAGCAAAACGAAGCAAATGCTTCAAAAAACGAAGCAAACGAAGCTGTAACTGTTAATGTTACTGTTAATGATACTGTTAATGTAAATGTAAATGATATAAATATATCTTTTGATGTTTTTTGGAATCTTTACAATAAAAAAATTAATTCTAAGGATTCTGAAAGTAAATGGAATAAATTAAAAGATATTGATAGGCAGAAAATAATTGATACATTGCCAAACTTTTTAAATTCAATAACAGATAAACAATACCAACCGCATCCAATTACATATCTTAATCAAAAACGTTGGAACGATGAACAAAGCAATACAATTAAAAAAGAATATGAACTTTATTCTCAAAATGGAACTATTAAAATGAATTTAACAGAAATTGAATTAATTGAAAAAAAGAAAACAGGATTTTACAAAGAAAAACACGAAATATAATGGCAGATTTAAAAGTAATTAACTTAGCAGATAAAAAAGAATATACGATTGACGTTCACAAAAACGGTGAAAACCAAATGGTTTGCCCTGAATGTTCACCAACTCGAAAAAAGAAAACAGATAAATGTTTTTCTTTTAACCTAAACAAAGGAGCAGGTCGATGTAACCATTGTGGAATTGTTTTAGTAGAAAATAAACCTTTTGAACCAAAACGGACACAAATTGAATTTAAGCGACCCAAAATAGTTGAGTCAAGTAAATATACTGATAACTGTTTAAAGTTCTTTAAAAGCCGTTTAATTAGCGAAAAAACGTTATTGGAGTTAAAAGTTACAGAAGCTATTGAATGGATGCCAAATGCAAGGGCAGAAATACCAACTATTCAATTTAACTATTTTAGAAACGGAGAGCTAATAAATATCAAATCACGTGGTAAAAATAAAGACTTTAAACTTTTTAAAGATGCTGAATTAATTTTTTACAATTTAGATGCAACCATTGATAATGAAACAATTATAATTTGCGAAGGCGAAATGGATGCTTTAGCAATTTATGAATGTGGATTTAAAAATGTTATTTCAGTTCCAAATGGTGCAGGATTAGGTAAAATAAACTTTGAATACTTAGATAATTGTATTGATTCATTTTCAGATAACACAAAGTTTTTATTAGCACTTGACAACGACAAAGCAGGGTTAAACTTACAAAATGAATTAGCAAGGCGTTTAGGTTTTGAAAACTGCAGTAAAATAACTTTTAAAGACTGTAAAGATGCAAACGACTGTTTAATTAAATACGGAGTGAAAGTCGTTATTGACTGCATTAATGAAGCTAAAGAATATCCTATTGTCGGAGTTTTTAACGCTTTAGATATTGAACGTGATATTTATGAGTATTATAATAACGGTTTACCTAGCGGATGCGGTATTGGAGTTGGCGAAATAGATATGCACATTAAGTTCCAAGAGGGTTATCTTACAACTATAACAGGTATTCCAGGACATGGTAAATCTGAATTTTTAGATTTTTTACTATGTAGGTTAAATATTTCGCATGATTGGAAAACAGCTTTATATTCTCCTGAAAACCATCCTTTAGAATTACATTTTAGTAAGTTTGCTGAAAAAATTAGTGGAAAACCATTTGAAGGAACTAACCGATTAAGTCCTATTGATTTAAAAAACTTAATTGAATATCATGCTAAAAATTTCTTTTTTATTAATCCCGAAAATGATTTCACTTTAGATAATATTTTAGCAGCAGTTAAACAATTAGTTCGTAAAAAAGGTATTAAAGCATTTGTTATTGATGCCTGGAATAAAATAGATCATAAATATACAACGAATGAAACTAAATACATTTCAGAGCAATTAGATATTATAACTAGATTTTGTGAAATTAATAAAGTACATTGTTTTCTGGTTGCCCATCCTACTAAGATACAAAAAGATAAAGCTACTGGTAAATATGAAATACCTAATCTTTATTCAATTAGTGGTTCAGCTAACTTTTACAATAAAACAGCTAACGGTATAACAGTTTACAGAGATTATGAAACAGGTATAACTGAAATATATGTTCAAAAGGTTAAGTTCAAACATTGGGGACAAACAGGTTGTATAAAAATGGCATGGGACAAAACTAATGGACGTTACTACAAAGGAACTCCAAGCTATGAAAGCTGGATTAATAATATTGAAGCTCCAAAACAAATTGATAATACAAACTTTTTAAATGAAACAAGCGATATAATCATTAACAATATAGATATTCCATTCTAATGAATACAATAAACAATTTACCAATTTGCCAACTAATAATAATAAATGATTTAATATTTGTTATTTATTGTAATTAATTTGTATATTTACAAACAATTATGAATAAATCTAAATTGTTAGTAATAGGTGCAAACCATCCAATGTTAAAAAACTTAGCATTTAAGCTATGCAATGGCAGAGATATACATAATGATCTATTCCAGGAGTTTTTACTTTACTTATGCGAAAAAGACGAAGCCTTCCTATTAAAGAAATATGAAGATATACAATTCATTAGCTATTGCTCAAATATAATTAAAGGTCTTAACTCACACAGATATAGAGATTCTAAGTGTATCAACTCTAAAAACACTTTAATTGAAAAATGTAACTCTTTTGAAGTATTAGATTTTGAAATGTCAGAAAATAATTATAACTTTGATATCGACGATAAATTTGAAAGGACTGTTAAATTCATAAAAGAATATCCCGACAAATTTAAGTCGGAAATATTATTTAAGTCAATGGTTAGTAGCACTCGAGAAATAGCATCAGAACTTGGATTAAATCAAAGACAATTAATTTATCAGAACGTTAAATTTAAAGCAGAAATTAAAAGGAAAGTAAAATGAATTATCATTGGGAAGGTTTAGATAATCGTAAATTTATAGAATCATTATCTATTTTTGATTATTATAAAATATACTTCCATTGGTGGTATATTAAACATTCATTAAATAGATTTGAAAAATGTTCGTTTAATGTGTCTGAATTTAAAGACTTTACGATTGAACAAGCATGTAATCATTATTGGAAATTTAAAAAAGAAATAAATATAAAATGAATACAACACTATTAAAACACTATGACTTCATTTGGGCGGTATCTAAGGACTTAATACGTCCTGATAGTTCAAACATTAAAGTTAAAGAAATATTAAAAGCATATCACGAAATTGATACAACAGTTGATGTATTAGTTGAATGCTCAACTTGTGTAAACATTTACAAAGATGCGTTTAAATTAATATTAGCTTATATTGATGCACCGATTGTTGAGGTTATTAAGAAAAAGAAATAATGGGTAAACATAAATATATTGAAACTCCTGAAGTTCTTTATGAATTATTTGAGAAATACAAATTAAATTTAAAAGAACAAGCTAATGAATGGACTGAATGGCAATATGTCGGTAAAGACGGAAATAGAGTTGAGGATGCTTTAAAAGTACCTATGACAATGGAAGGCTTTAGACGTTTTGGGCATTTAAATAATGTTACTGTTAAAGATTATTTTGATAATAGA